ATATAAATAAAGCAGCTTTAAGTGTAAATGGTGTAAATGGTAGTGCTGGAATTAATTTATATAAAAATGAATTATGGGCTAATTATATTTATTTAGATTCCGATGAACGTAGGAGATTTGCACAAATAAGTCATGAATATTTAATTGAACAAGTTCAACATCAACATATTAAAGGTCCTTTGGGTGATATTTTTCAACCTATAAATTATTTTGAAATTAAATTTAATCATCCTATTAAAGAACTAATATGGACAGCGAAATATGATAAACAGTCTGGATTTCAAGAAAATTTATTAGGTAGTCATTATGATAAAAATGCATCAAATGGATATTATGATAATCCAATAAAATACCAAATTAAATTAAATGGATTAGATAGATTTACTGAAAGATATTTAGAATATTTTACACAACAGCAAATATATGATTATCATTCTGGAAAACCAGTACCAACACCATCTTTTGATGTTTATGAATTAGGTTTTAATGCATCACATAGTTTTAATGAATTTTCCCAAGGTTGGACGAATGATACTATAGCAGTTTATTCATTTTCACTAAAACCAGAAGATCATCAACCTTCAGGGACATGTAATTTTTCAAGGATAGAATCAGCACAATTATTTATAAATTATACAAGTTTATGTAAGGAAACTAAAAATAGATATATTTCAAATGAATATAATATATATGGAGTTAATTATAATGTTTTAAGGATAATGAGTGGTATGGGTGGACTAGTTTATAGTAATTAAATTTGAATATATATTTAAGAGTATTATTATAATTATATACTAATATACTAATATAATATGAATAATGGTATTGTTAATCTGGGGAATACTTGTTACATGAATTCAATTATTCAATGTATTGTTAATCTGGATTTTCTAACTTTAGAAGATGAAACTTTTTTACAACAATCATCAATATTGTCAGAAAAAAATAATTTTGATTTAGTTAAAGAATGGTTAAAAATGTTAAAACAAATAAAGAGCGAAGATAAAGTAAATGTTAATCCAACGGGTTTTTGCAAATGTTTTATTGATAAATTAAAAGAACATAATTATTATTTTATTAATTTTCAACAAAATGATGTAGGTGAATTCATGACTATCTTATTTGATTTATTACATAAATGTTTAGAATATAAAGTTAATATGGAATATGAGGGAGAAATTAAACATAGTTATGATAAAATAGCTGTTGAAAGTATTAAAGCTTGGAAATCTTTCTTTGATAGTAGTTATTCGTATATTGTTAAAAAAACATATAATCAATTATTATCTATTACTAATTGTCCAGAATGTAATTATTCAACATATAATCATGACCCAATACAAGTTATAACATTGGATGTTAAAGAAAAAGATACTAAATTATATGATATTTTGGATAATTATGTAAATTTAGATAAATTAGATGATAATAATAAATGGAAATGCGATAAATGTAAAAAAGATGTAAATCCTGAAAAAAAGAATGTATTTTGGAACTTATCTGATATTTTAATAATTCAGTTAAAAAGATATAGAATCGATGGGAACCGTATTATAAAAATAAATAACCATATAGATTTCCCTGAATCATTATGTATGAATAAATATAATATGAATTACTATGGTAATTCGAATAATTATAAATTAACATCATTTTCAGTTCAATCGGGTGGAATGAATTTTGGGCATTACTATGCTGTCTGTAAAGAAAATGATAAATGGATTTGTTATAATGATACAAATATACAAGAAATAGATGAAAAAAATGCTTTATCTTTATCACCATATTGCTTATTTTATAAAAGGGTTAATTAATATTTATAGAATCTCTAAGAATAATTTTCTCCAATCTTCTTTAATTACATCGGGTCGCAACTTATCTAAACACTTCCTTGCTTTTTCAGCTCTATATTTCCTTTGTTCCGGAGTGATTGTCCATATCTTTTCAAGTGCATTACTAAAATTAATAATATCATTTTCATAATTATCGGTATCAACTTCATATGTATTTACATACTCCTTAACTTCTTCAATAATTTCTTTAGGGCCATCAATATTAGATACAATTACAGGGATACGTCTATCAAGTGCTTCACAAATAGTATATCCAAATGGCTCATAAATCCCAGTAATACAATTAATCCCAACTTGGCTCCAATATTTTTCTTTAATATCCTTATCGCTTGTAAATGGAATAATATTTAGTTGTTCTTTATACTTTTTTTCTAAGATTCTCCAATAAGCATTATCATATTTATCATAGTCGACACCCATATTAATAACGTTAATATCAACTCGTTTTAGAATATCTACAGCACGGATAGGGATTTCAGGTCGTTTCCTTGGAACATGCCGCCCAATATATCCAATATCATCAGAAGTATAATTAATTTTAAGTTCTACATCATCATATTTAGGTTCATAACTATTATAAATTACTCGAGTTTTTGTTTTAAAGTTATTATATCCAAATAAATCATAATATTCTTTCTCAGCATTACTAATTAAGACTACATAATCAGAGTTTTCAAATGTAATTTCCTGTTGATTATAATTATTTGTATAACATGATCCAAGGTTTGTGATATTTTCCATTCTAATTAGAGAATGACATACAGATATAATATTCATTGATGGAAATAATTCTTTAATTTTAGTAATAGTATCTAGAGCAATCCATAGATTATTTACACATACATCGATATCTTTGAATGTTTTATAAATATCTTCTTCTCTGTCAATTACTCGAATGTTCTTATACTTATTCATACATTCTTCAGGGAGTTTATCATTATAAGCTAGAAAGATGGGAACTACTTCAATATCTGGGTCGTCTTCAAACATTTTAATAAAATTTACAATCCATGTAGCAACACCACCATATACGATTGGTGGAATTTCATTTGTTAAGAGACCTAGTTTAATTTTCTTATCAAAATGTGATTTTCTATAAATATGAGGGTGATCCTTTTCATATAGATCTAAGATATGTTGCATAAACATATCATTTATTTTTTCAATATCAAGGTATTTATGAATCTTCATAATAATCCTTTCAAAAATACTGAAGATATAATTATATATACCATAAAGAACAATAGTGATGCCAAAGTTCATTGTGGTGTAATTATTTTAAAGTTAAAAAATTTTATATTATTTTTTTCAAATTTATTTAAAGTTATTAAACTATATTAATATAGTAATGAAATGAATAATATAATTAAAATATATCCAATTGAATTATTAAAAAAACATTATATAAACAACTCATTAAGTACTTTGCCAAATATAGGTAAAAAAAAAATTGAAATAATTAATGATTATTTTTTTAATAACCCATTTACATATATAAATGAAATAAAAGATACATTAGAATTATATTATTCTAATTTATTATTTGATGATGAATATATTGATGAAGATACATTTGATAGTTTATATAATAAACATAAATGGTTAAATAAATTAACTATGGATGATTGTCATAAAAATAGCATTATGAAGGAATTTTTAAGAATAGAAACTAAAAAAGAAAGTAATAATATCAATTTTACACCATATAATATTAGTTTAGATCCAGGTATATTAAAAGATATAGATTTAAAAATAAATACGATTGATAGAATTTCTATAAATAATAATTGGTGGAAATATTGTAGTATTAATAGACATAATTATTTTTGTCAAGAAATGATCGAAAAAATATGTAATGAAGAGGGACATACTTGGATTACTGATAAAGATATAGAAATATATTTTGATAAAAATATAACAAACTATAAAAATGTAAATATAGATCTTATAAAAAAAGGTATGGGTATACTAATAAATGAAGGGATCTTAGTAAAATATAAGAATATATATTTACTAAAAAAATGGTATGATAAAGAGAAAAGTACTATTAATATTATAAATGAATTAAAAGATGTAACATATGATTATGAAGAAATAACTAAAGCAGATATATTTTCAGACCCAAATGAAAAATTATCAGAAGAACAGTTAGATGCTATTAATAACATTAGATGTAATTTATTAACTATTCTAAATGGGCCAGGTGGTTCTGGTAAAACAAGTAAAGTTATTAAAGGGATATGTAATTATGAATTTAATAATTATACTGATTCACAAATTATATTTTTAGCACCAACACATGCTGCAAGAAAAAATGGCATAAAAACCGTTGGGGAAAATCAACGAATTATTTTTAGAACTTTACATTCAATGTTACAAGTTACTTGGAGAGAAAAAACATATGATAATACAGACAGTGAAACAGATTATAGTTCTGATTCTGATTCAGAATTAACTCCAATACCCGATGTTACTGGAAAGAAAAAAATATATCACAAGGTATGTGATTTAGAAGAAGAATTAAATACAAGTAATTGTAAATATATTATTGTAGATGAAACAAGTATGGTTACTTTAGAAATGTTTTATAAATTAATAAAATGGTGTTATAAATATTACAAATCTTTTAATAAAGAAATTCATATAGTTTTTATAGGAGATGAAAATCAATTACCATCAATTGGGGTTGGTAATCCATTTTCTGATTTAGTAAATTATATAAATACTTTTACATTAACTAAAAATTTTAGAAGTAATAAAGATATAGTTGAACATTGTAATATCATTATGAATAAAGATGATAAATATAAAGAATATTGGACATTTAAACCTTCTAAGAATTCTATAAAAGATAAGTTTAAAAATGTTAAATGCTTATTTTTAGATAATTGGAAAGATGAATTAATAAAACTACTAAAAGAATTTAAAAATAGAAATTTAATACCTGCAACTAATACTTCTAAAGATAAAAAAGATATATTTCAATGTATTTCTTATAAAAATTCTGTTTGTGAAGAAATATGTCCTATAATTAGAAATATATTTTTTAATAAAAAATCTAAAGAAGTATATGATATATATGATTATATAGTAATGAAAATTAATGTGAAAGGTTTATTTTATAATAATGATATGGGTAAAATAATTGAAATAGATAAAGGAAAATATATAATAAAATTAGATGAGCATATATCTGATAATACTGTATTTAAAAAAGATAAAGATAATAATGAATATGGTATATATAAAAAAGATGGTATAGAATATCCAATATATATAAATAGAAAAGATAATACTATTACATTAACATCAAATAAATATTTTAAACCTAATTATTGTAGAACAGTTCATTCTTCTCAAGGATTACAATACCCTATTGTTATATATATATTAGAAAATGGTTATAGTAATATTAAAATAAATTATACTGCTTGTTCAAGGGCACAAAATAGTTTATATTTATTGGGTAATATAGACGGTTTTAATAAAAAAAATGATGAAAAAAAAAGAAATACATTATTATCTCGGATAGATATTACAAATAAGACATCAAGTAAATCTATTATAAAAAAAATAGATAGAAATTATTCTATGATTTCAAAGAATTTAATTACAAATAAAAGGAAAAATATACCAAGTAAAGTTAAATATGATCTATGGGTAAAATATAATGGAAATAAAATGGATGGTAAATGTTATGTATGTGAAAAAAATATTAGTATAATAGATTTTCACTGTGGTCATGTTAAATCTGTAAAAGATGGAGGTGATAATAATATTAATAATTTAAGAGCAATTTGTGCACCTTGTAATTTAAGTATGGGTATTCAAAATTTAGAAGAGTATAAAAAAAAATATTATAATTAATGTAAAAGATTAATTAATAAATATAGCTCTGAATAATTCCATGTTAATTTTTTTGCTGAAATAAATTCATTTGTTATAGGATTAAACTGTTCTGGTAATATAAAATCTGTATCCAATGTTAATATTCTTTCTAATATTTGATTAGCTATTTCTATAAAATTGTTGTTTGGATTTGATTTAGAACGGTGCATTGGTGATTTATCTTTTACTATATTTCTACTTTGATATAGATGTATATAAAACTGAGCAACCGCTAAACTACATATAATCCATATTTGACCATCATAATATTTATCTTCTTTATATCTACCAATTAAATTAAGTTCATCATGTTTATATTTATCTCTAAAATACATAATAAGGTTATCACAAGTATGCATTCCATATTCTAATTTAATATGTTCTAAGATATCTTTATCATAATCAATATGGCAAAAAGCTAAAATATTAGCAGCATCTTCATATTTAACTATATTACCATCTATATCAAATGATGATATTATTGATTCCCCATTAATATGATCTTTTATACTAGTTAATAATTCATCATAAGAGTTTGTTAACTGAACATTATCTATATCAAAATATTCTATATATTTTATTGTTTCTTTTATAAATTTTAGTTGAACCATTCTAGTATAAAAATGCCATCCATTATTTTCTTCCCATAAATCAAATGATGTTTTTTTATAATTTTTCAGTATATATATGATATCTTTAGTAATAATAGGTAATATTAATTTTTCAATTAATGTATCATATTTATATTTTAATATATCAATTAATTTAAATAATATAATACCTCTTAATGCTGGACCATCATTTTGAGGCCTACCCCAAGGATCATTATATGCTGTACAATCTATATTATATTTTGGTTCACCTAATCCAGATAAAGTTTGAAGATTTTGTAATTTAGTTTCATTTTCTAAATAATTTATAATATGTTTAAAGTAAATAGGGTCTTTTGTTTTATTATACATGTCTAATATAGGTCGCATTACTAAAGCAGAATCACGTATCCAATGATACTTATAGGGTGGATCATTCGATGGAGAAGCTATTATCATACCTACATTTGTTGTTGTATCTGTATTCTCTATAATCCGTTGCATTATTTTTTCTGTATAAGTTTTCATTGTATATATAATATTATAAAAAAAATATAACTATATTATATAATATAAATCTGAAATTCAATGTAATAAATCAACATTATTAATATATTTTAATAATTCAGTTGGTATTGGCGAACATCCAAAACATTTAGAAGAAATGGATGAACTTGTTTCTAAATTAACAGATGCTACTGATAAATTAGAAACATTAAATAAATTTTTTTTAAATGATTTTAATTAATTTTAATAGATTTCTCCTTTTTAAATAGATTTCTTCTTTTTATTAGATTTCTTCTTTTTAATAGATTTCTTCTTTTTATTAGATTTCTTCTTT